AATAATATTATAAAATACAATTTATGTCTAAAAATATTTTAGCAAATTTTAAAGTAGAAGAACTTAAAGCAATAGAACCCTCTAAAAGAATTGATTTTTTTTATGAATTTGTTTTGAAAGAGTTCGTTTCAGTTTTTGGACTTATTGAGATTGATTCGATGGAAAAGTTTAATAAAGTCGTTTCGCAAGATAAAAAAGTTAGACGATGGTATAGGGATTTAAAAACGGAATATGATAAATTAGGTTTATTACCTGAGTATGGTTTGTTAGATGGTGTACCTGATAAAGTTAAGGATATTGTTTTAAGTGAATCAAAAAGATTAGCTGCTTTTTATGCTAGTCATGATGCAAAAGTTAAAAATGTAGTTTCTATTTATAAGAGAAGTGTGCAAGATTTAGATAATGAAGTTAAGAATGAGTTAAAAACTTACTCTAAATTCACATTAGTTTCTACTTTAACTATTGATGATGTACCATTAGCAGATAAGCGAAAGATTTTTATTATTGAGGACGCTGATAAGGTAAAAGTTTTTAGAAAGGATATTGTATCAGATTTTAAAAGAAGGTGTTTTGAGAATTTATTAAATAATAATGGTGAGTTTAGTAAAGATTTTGGAGATCCTTTTGAGGTAAAGTAGATAATATTGTTAATTCAGAGACTTTAAGAAGTGTAAGTAAGAATTGGTTAACTAAGTTTAATAGTAAGGAAGTTGAATTAGAGAAACTAGGTGTTCCTAGAATTTCTGAAAAAATGCGTAATCTAATTAAAAATAATTACCATCGTCATAATTTGAGGAAGAAAAAATTTGATGAAAGTACAATTAGAGATGTAATAACTTTTTACAATAAGCTTAGTATTAGTAAGGATCCTCTTAATGAGAATGCCTTTCATATCAAGAATTGGTTTGAGAAGAAAGTTTATAATCATAAACCTTTACTACAACCTATTTACCCATTTTTTAAAGATCATAAGGTTAACAATATATTACCACGTAAATTAACTGAGAGAATTTATGAATATAAGGATGTTGATGGAGTTAGTTACGCAACTGGTAATTATAAGGTTGTTTTAACTAAAGAGTGCGTTAAGGCTTTACCAATTAAGCCTGGTTTGAGTTGTAAGTTTTTAGGTAAGAGTCCATTTTTACCAGCTTATAAACCACAAACAGTTAGAAGAGAAGATATTAATGTTTATAGATTTAAGAATTATTTAAGAGTAAATCATAATTTACTTTATAATAGAGTTGAGAAAGAGATACCTGAACGATATATTATAAATCCAGGTTGGGCAAGTCAGCAAAGGGAATTTCAAAATTTTTTGTGATTTTACAAAGGAGAAATATACTTCTGAACAATTATTGCAAAAAGTTAGTAAAAGTTTATATAAATTGAAATTACCAAAATGTGGTGAAGTTCTGCCTGAAGATTGTTTTCATGTACCTGTAAATGGTGATTCTAGTGTTGGATTTATACCTGAATGTATGTTTGGTAAAAATACTAAACAAAGATATGCTGATCATTTATTAAGATTTCCTGCTTATGAGACAGTGAGAAAAGCTAGGAGAGAAATGATAAGTGATAGGACTATTTGGACTGTTGGAGGAAGAAGTAGAGCACAGAAAGGTGAATATAATGAGATATTAAGGTCAAGATTCTTAATTGTGCCTGATGCTGTTTCAAAAATTGCAGGATTAGCTTGCGTTAGTGAATTCTATAAAGGTATCATTAATATTAATAAGAAATATAGTAATAATGAGATTTTGACTGGGATTGATTTTATGAATGGTAAGTTTAAATACTTCCATGAAAAATTAGGTGAGTATAATTATGTAATTGAATGTGACTTAAAGAGATTTGATCAACATACAGGAACTGAAGTTTTAAAAGCAGCTTGGGCAATATTACGTAGCTGTTATCCTGATAATTCAGAGATGGATAGACTTTTTGATTATTACGCATCTGGATTTATTTATAAAAATATTGTTATTCCTGGAGGTCTGCTTTATAGAGTTAAAAAGAGTATCGCTACTGGATCACCTTTTACTACAGTTATAGGTTCTATTGTTAATTGGATTAATTGGACGGTTATTATGGAGGATCTTGGAATTGAGCCTAAATATTACCATTTAATGGTTTATGGTGATGATACCTTGATATGTTTTAAACATGAGTTTATGTTACCTTTGGAAAAAATAAAGAAGATAGCATATCAAATTCATGGAATTGTTATTGATCCTTTAAGTATTAAAAAAGTTAATGGTAATCCTTTAAGGGATGATATGCCAACCTTTTTAAAAACATTTTCTTTTTTTGGTTTACCTGGAAGAAAATTGTCAGACATGGGTGAGAAAGCATTTTATCCAGAGCAAAGTTATAGAAGTTTATCAGAAAAAATTGTTAGAGTTGGGCAATTATTTTTTAATCCTTGTCATAATCCGGATACTTTACTCTTTCTGGAGATTTTTCTTAACTTTTTAAGACGTGAAGTTTATAGAAAAGTTAAGAGAGTTGAAGGGAAGGGTGTTTTTTTTAAAGAAGAAGTTATCTTTTCAAGAGTTTATTATTGGAAAAGATAATTATGTTGGAAATATAGTTAAAACTGTGTTTGCTAAGTACATGAGGCCTTGTGAATTAAGAGATAGTTGGTCAAATTTTAATTTTGAAAAGTATAAAGAAAAATTTATACCTGATTTAGTTTTAATTTTTAGAAAAGTGGATGAAAGTGTTTTCTTTGATTATTATAGTATTAATTATAGGGAGGCCTTGGTTGATCTATTTAGGAAGCACGGCTGGTTCTTCTATCCTGATTTGTTATAAAGGTTTTTATTGTCATTTTTTGTATTAAAGGATAATTTAGTAAAGTTAATTTTATTATTAATTTTAT